TGCTCCAATTCCACTACCAGCATAATCTGGTTTCAAATTATTCATACCAACAAGGGTTGGTGATTGAATACCTAATGTTGATATTCTTGTGTTTGTGTTATTACCAAGTCCATCTTGGATTTGTTGATATGATGATGTTATACCTGCGGTGCTGTCTGCAAGTTTAAGTAATCCATCATATGTGTCTTTTATCTGTTGTCCTGTTAAAGTGCTCATAAGTTATAGTTATAAATATATTTAAGCCGTATCCCAATTACTACTATCGTTTTCCCATTTCTGATTTGCTAAGTTCCATATACTACGTGGTGCTACTTCGGTAGGTGAAGGGGTAGGTGTGCTTGTTTGTGTTGCTGTATTGGTAGGGGTCATCGTCATAGTTGGTGTTATTGAAGGTGTAATACTCGGTGTATTAGTTGGTGTGCTCGTAGGTGTCTCGCTCGGAGTTTGTGTTTGCGTTGGTGTGCTTGTTTGTGTTGTGGTTGGTGTGTTTGTCTGCGTCGGTGTGATACTTGGCGTCGGAGTGTTTGTTGCGGTGGGGGTTAAGGTTGGAGTAACGGAAGGAGTAGGTGATAAGAAAGAATTGAATGCTGCGGCACATCTATCAAGAGGGGTCATTACTTTAATTTTTATTACAGCATTCCAACCTCCGCATAAATCACTATACTTTTCAAGGAAGGGATAATATACAACCTCATCATCCAAATAGTATTTTGCGTTAAAGCAACCTAACGAGTTGGTTACTGCTAATCTAAACTGACTTACAATATCATCTAATATCTGGTTTGTATCACTCAACACATCAACCTGATTTGTAAGGTCTCTATCTATAATATCCATCACAATACAATTGAACTCATACTCGGTATATGATGACCCGTTTTGTTCCATCATTTGTATTGCGTTATTTGGAACAACATATAGTAGTGGAAAGAAAGGGGACTCAAAAGTTGGATTGCTTTGTTTCAATCTACTTTCAGTCCAATAAGATAGGTCTTCATATTGACCAAAACCGAATGAGTTTAACTGCTTATGATGGTCGGCTAATAATCTAAAATCATCGTGGAAGGTCTTGAAGTTTATATTGTCGTGTATAATAGGTGTTCCTGTAAATGGTAAGTAGGCTGCGGCACATCTATCTAATGCTGTTGTTGTTGTAAATCTTAATACACCTGTCCAACCATTTGTAAGGTCAGTATAATCTTCCATAAAGGGTGTGCATTCTACATTACCCACTGTATCATAAAAACTATCATAACAACCATAAGTTGGTAATACAGATAATCTATATTGACTAACAACATCTTGGAGCATTTGTAATGTATCACTTAATACATCAACTTGATTTGCTAAATCCCTATCCACAATATCCATCATCACCAAGTTCATTTCCCAAGTTTTGTATCGTAGATTGTTTATACAATTACCAGGAACGATATACAATAACGGAAATACGGGGGGTTCAAATGTAGGGTTAGGTTGATGGTCTCTTATTTGTGTCCAAAAACTTAACTGGTCTGTATCACCAAGCCCAAACGAATTGATTTGCTTGTGGGTGTTAGCCATCAATTGTAAGTCATCGTGTATCAACTTAAAGTTTGTGTATAGTGGATTACTCATATCTGTTGCGTTCTTTTATTTTCTTTTCTTGCTCCTTATTATAGTCCATAAGGTAAGCGAGATGATTGAGACACTGAGCCAAGGGTAAGTCAGTAACATTACGAAATAACCATACTTGGTTTTCAGCAAGTGCGCTGACCGCTGAATACCAGCCCCAATAAGACGAAAAAGTATTTTTGTTTTCATTACCACCTTCAACATCTTGCTCTTGGAATAAATCTTTGTAAGTTCGGCGGACAGATTTGCTATACTCAACAAAAAAAAAACAGACCCCTCCATATACTTTATGGGTAAGTCCTCAAACTTTTTTATTCTCTTTTGTGTATTCTTCTCACCATACTTCGTTCCCTTCTCAATATAAAGATAGGCTGCGAGTTCTGATAAGTTCTGTATTCTATAATTCTCATCTTTTGATAAGAACGTATCTATGTCTATGTATTGACCAAATGATAAAGCATTCACATCAAGGAACTCATACTCTTCTCCATCGTGTTCAAATGTAGTAACCACTTTTTTATTGGTTCCAGTCACTATGGATAATACTTGCTCCCCCACTCGTTTAACTTGTGTGGCATCAGCATCCATAATTTGTTCTTTGGTTAAACCAGTTGTTAGTTCAATTATCTTAACAAACAATTCGGCTTCATCTAATATATCCTTCAATTTCATAACCTCCGTCCAAGTTTTGATTGTGGGTTCTTTGATAGGATATTTCTTTCCGTTATACTCTATGATGTGTTCTACCATATCTATAAATATATTTTTTCTAATAAACAAACACACCTGTATTACGTCCTATCTTCATTTCAAGGACATATCTAATACCATCTATAATATGGTTATTATTATCAACAGGTTCGTCAAGGTTATTGTTATTTTTATCTGTCTTCCATATGTAGGATTGCAGTTCATTCAATAAGTTCGTTGAGTTTATATTCACATAAAAATTATTTCTCTTCAATAAATCTATTCCGTGTAATATGGAGTTTTTCTTTACTGGTTTTGCGTTGATATGATTACGTCTCAACTCTTCTATTGCCTGCGGGTTTGCACTATCACAAATAAAGTCATCAGTCAAGTTTAATCCAAGGTCTTTAATCTTGTATATGAAATCAGGAATGGTTACGTTTTTAAGATATAATTTTTCTTCAACATATATTCCACCATCATTTTTATACACAGCGACTAATGTGGAGGGGTCACTATATCCCCAGTCAATACCATAACCAAGTAGTTTAGCATCGGGGGGTAAATCATAATATAGTTGTTGATGAGTAAATACCATCTTCGTTGGCATACCTTTCAATCCAAGACCAAATATCCTCCACAAGTTAGGGTCTCTATCTTTTAACTTTTCTATCTCTTGTATTTGTGTTTCAGGTAAGAAGGGATTATCCTTGTAGGTTATGATATTGTATCTAACATCATCTCTTTCTTCCAAGTCATATATCCAACTTTGCCACAAGGAAGGGTTCAAGTCCATAACAATCATATCCGCTGTTCTTAATACAAGTTGGACATACTCATCATAACTAACCTCTGTTGCTTCGTTAATGAATAAGTAATCTCTTTTCCTACCCCTTACTTTTGTCTCATCATCAATACTAAACCACTCTATAAGATTTGTTCCCAACTGGTAATACCCGTCCGCTTGATGCCAATTATCAGGTTTATAAACATCAAACATTATTAGTATTTCTTTTAGGTCTCTTAACACAGACCCTTTCAATGCTGGTAAAGTTTTTCTAACTATGGATAATGTTTTATTGTCTTCGTTCAATAATCTATGAACAAAGTATATTAGTATGTTATATGTCTTTGATGCTCTTGATGACCCTTGGAATACATTTATCCTCTTATTTGTTTCCAGTAAGTCCTGAAATACTCTCGTTGTCTTTATCTCCATTAGGGTTTGTTCTTATTATGTTGATGGTATAACGGGGCTCATTTAGTTTATCCCCCTGTGTTGTTATATCCATTTCTTGTTTTGGTTTCCCATATACTCTATTCAATAGTGTTTCAATACTTTCTAATTGACCTTTTTCTAATCCTTTCTTCAACGCACTCGCAATTGTTTTCTCTAATATAGTTGCTTCGTCTTTTTGATAAACTGCTTTCAACTCTTCATAGTTCAAACTAATCATTTGTTGTATTGTGTCGTTTATCTCCGTCAATTTATATCCCTCTTTTTTGAGTGATAAAACATACTTCTTTGGTCTCCCTTTCGGGTTTCCTGACTGACCTTTTTTATATGGTATTAATCCATCTGTATTCCTTGGCATAACCTCTGTATTTACTTTGCTTAATTTATGTATTTAAGAAACTCGCTTCTCGCTAATCCGTCCTTGAATACACCGAGCATTTTACTTGTAATAGTCCAAGTGTCGTGCTTCTTTACACCCCTCATACACATACACAAGTGTTGTGCTTTAAGTGATACTGCCACACCTTTCGGGTCTAACTCTTCTTGTAATCTTTCTGCGATTTGACTTGTTATTCTTTCTTGGTTCTGGAACCTGTTTGCGTATAAATCAACCACACGAGCAAGTTTAGATAAACCAACTATCTTACCATCTGGTATGTAAGCAATTGCGGCTGTTCCAAAGAACGGGGCTGTGTGGTGTTCGCATAAAGAATAAAAAGGTATATCTTTTTGGATAATCATTTCATCTGTTCCTTCAGCATCAAATGTTGTAAAGTTGAATACTTTGGGTTCAAGGAACTCCCGCATAAACTTAATATATCTCTTTGGTGTTTCTTTCAATCCTTCTCTGTGGGGGTCTTCTCCAAGTAGTTTTAGTATTTCTTGAAAATGTTTTTCTGCTGACCCATCAGGATATATTATACACCCGTTTTCTTGTTCCATAATTCTATGTGTAATCTTGTTGTAAAGTTTAGGTAATGTTTCTTTGCTAATTCAACCACTACTAATTTTGATTGTGCTAATAATTCTTGGTTCTCACCTGACGGCATCAATACAATCTTATCTTTGGATAGGAAACCATAATCATCTGCCATCTCGTTAAAGTCATCTTCTGTTGTTATTACAAACTTGAATTGTGTGTTTAACTTATTTAGTTCATTCAACGCTAATGGATTTATTCTTATACTCTTATCATTTCCACTATTAGATAATTTCGGTGAGCAGTTCCATAACCCCACCAGACCCTTTAATTTGTCTGATGGTATAATTGTCCCATTAGTTTCTATTTCAACGAAAATTGAGGGGTTTAATTGCGTCTGGCACCATTCTATAAATCCTTCTATACCTGCGGACTGCATCAAAGGTTCTCCTCCTGTGATTATCAGGTGTGCTCCGTTCTTTAATGCTTGAACACAATCATCAGGTAATATGTCTTTGTATTCTTTTGATTGTGCTTTCATCCACACTTCAATTGTATCACATCTCCAAGTTGCCCCGTTATGTAATTCACCATCAAACTGAGTTCCCATTCCACCGCACATTAAGTTGCACCCACCTAATCTAACAAAGACAGATGGAACACCTGTTGTCTTTCCTTCTCCTTGGATTGAGTAAAATACCTCACTAATTGCTAATTTCATATACTACGTTTGATGTTTTTGTTTCTGCGAGTTCAATCTTGAATATAGGTAATCCCGCATTCTTTATTTCTGTGAATATCCATATACTCATATTCTCCGCACTTGTTTCAAACGGCAATTCTGTAAATGGTTCGTTATTGATTTCTAATACTACACACAAGGGGTCATCTTTCCACAATAAGAAAGTGTGGTCATATTGTTTGATGATTGGTTCGGCAATCTTATCTATATCACTAAACAACATAGTTATTCCATTCTCAATCTTATCAAACTTAAAGTGGCATTTAACTTCGTATGTGTGTCCGTGTATTCTTCCGCATTTCTCACCAGCACTTTTATTTCTATGTGCTGCGTAAAAATGATATTTCTTTTCTATAATCATAAAAAATCTTTTGAGTAATCACTCGGTTTAACAACTAATGCGTTGTGCTTTGTAAAACACAAAACATTATACATCGTTGGTTTATCTATAAATATACTATCCGTAGGTTTTAACTCAAAGGGGTTGTCGTCTATAATCCTGTATATCAAGTGGCATCTTACTTTCATATTTGGACTAACTAAATGCCAGTTGTCTTTATTGACCTCCACACTTACTATGTAGTTATAAAAAGTCATCTCCTCTATCATCTCCGCTGCTGCGGGACTTGTAAGGAACTCCTTTGTAAAGTATATGTGTTGTGTTCTTTCATCTATCTCATTAGCAATTTCATATCTAACGAAATGAGTGAATAACCCACTCAACCTACCTTCACACTCAATACCATACCAATTTTTT